ACGCAAATCCCTATGGTTCATTGGCAAACAGCCGAGGACATATTGACCGCAGTTGAGATATTGGAAGCGAGGACAAAGTGACCGACCCAATAGCTCTTGACCAAACCGAACTGCGTGCCGTGTTTAAGGCGTTAAAAAATATGGATGAAGCTGCACAAGATGAAGCTAAAAGGCAGTCCGGTAATTTAGCCGATTACGCGCGGACTCAAGTTATCGGGACTGCCAATGGGCTACAGAGTCGAGCAGTAGCAGGCCGGATTGCCAGTGGCGCGCGGGTTAAAAAGTCAAGCAAGATTGGCGAAGTCACTTATGGGTTTGCATCTCAAAAGTTTAGCGGCGGTGCGACCACGCGAGACATTTGGGGCGGGTCAGAATTTGGCTCAAATAAGTACAAGCAATTCCCAGTGTGGTCAGGTCGTCAAGGCCGTGGTTCACGCGGTTGGTTTATCTACCCAACGTTGCGCAAAATCCAGCCGGAAATTGTCGAGCGTTGGAGCGCAGCATTTAACAAGATTTTGAAGGAGTGGGGCTAATGGCAACGGGTACACGCGCATTAACGCTCAAGCTATTAGCCGACGTTGATAACTTTAACAAAAACCTTAAATCAGCCGATAATGAGGTTAAAGGTTTTGGCGATAAGGTCGGAGACTTTGGCAAGAAAGCAGGCCTAGCGTTTGCCGCAGCTGGGGCAGCCGCAGTCGCCTATGCGGGCAAATTAGCCATTGACGGGGTCAAATCAGCCATCGCGGACGCAGCCGCGCAGGAAAAGCTAGCCCTAACCTTAAAAAACGTCACAGGGGCTACAAATGCCCAAATAGCGGCCACCGAGGATTACATCACCAAGACATCGATGGCATTTGGCGTGACCGATGATGAGCTGCGTCCAAGCCTTGAGCGTCTAGCCCGTGCAACCGGAGACGTTGAAAAAGCGCAAAAGCTACAGACAGTGGCCATCGACGTGGCGGCAGGCAGCGGCAAATCACTTGAGGCCGTTACTAATGCTATGGCCAAGGCGGCCGAAGGCAATACGACGGCACTGGGCAAACTAGGCGTTGGCCTTACAGCTGCGCAGCTCAAGACCATGAGCATGGACGAAGTCACGGCCAAGCTAGCCACCACGTTTGCAAATCAAGCATCGACTCAAGCCGATACCTTTCAAGGAAAGTTAACGCGTTTACAAATTGCTTTTGATGAAGGTAAAGAAACCGTTGGAGCTTTTATTCTTGATGCCATTACGCCATTTGTTACAATTGTCGTAAACAAAGTAATTCCTGCCATTGCAGATTTTACAAGCAACCTTGGCGATAAGTTGCAGCCAGTCCTAAGATTTATTCAACCAATTATTAACGGGCTTAAATCTGCCTTTGATAGCGTGCGAAGCTCATTACAACGCAACAATGATGAACTTAAGCCATTTTTTAACCTTTTGCAAAACATCGGTGAATTTGCCCGTGACGTGCTTGCGCCTATTTTGGGCAAGACTTTAGGCGGTGCGTTTAAGTTGTTGGGTGGAATCTTGTCGGAAATCATCGACCAATTTGCCAACCTTGTAACCCTTATAACAAATATTTATAACCGCATTAAAGGCATTATTGACGCAATTAAGAGTGCTGGCAGCGCGGTCGGCAATTTCTTTTCTGGAGCATCAACATCTAGTGGAGCGTCATTTTCAAATGCAGCAAGTTCAGTTGCATCGCCTATGGCGGCAGTACCATCGCTGCCGTCCGATGGCATGATTTCATACAATCCAAGAACTGGATTAAATTATAATCCAAATGCTGGGATGACCAACATTACAGTCAATGGGGCAATTGACCCTGAATCAACAGCCCGTCAAATTGTGGGATTATTAAATGATTCATCCGCACGCGGCACGCTTGGCGGGTCGGGACTTGTATTTGCATGACCCAATACACGCCCGTTTACAAAGTCCTAATTAATGCCGTCGAGCTTACAGACGTAACGCTTGCAAATTTGACGATTCAATCAGGGCGCACGGACATTTATCAACAGCCGGTAGCGGGTTATTGCCAGCTCCAATTGCTTAATTTCAATAATGATATTTACACATTTACAGTGGGTACGGGTATTACCATCGAGGTCACAGATTCAACCGGCGCATTTGTGCCTATATTTGGCGGATACATTTCAGATTTTACAGTTGCAGTCGAGCAGACCGGCGGTTTAGGTTTTACGACAGCTGCACAAATTACAGCTCTTGGCGCATTATCTAAATTGCCAAAAATCGTTGACGATGGCATTTTGTCTCAAGATGAAGATGGCGACCAAATTTATTCATTGCTGGAAAACTACCTATTAGGTGAGTGGCTAGACGTGCCAGCGGCTACGACATGGGCGACGTACAACCCAACCGAAACATGGGCGCAAGCGTTAAATCTTGGGCTCGGGCAAATCGACCGCCCAGGAGATTTCCTTATGATTGCAAGGTCGGCTCAAGAAACCGACGTTTACAGCTTGTGCGCCCAAATTGCTAATTCTGCACTGGGTTATCTTTATGAAGATGCCAACGGCAACATCGGCTACGCGGACTCAACCCATAGGCAGGATTATCTTGCCGCCAATGGTTACGTCACCCTTGACGCCAATCATGCCAATGGTCGCGGTTTGGCCGTAACCACCCGTGCGGGCGACATCCGCAACAAATACGTCATAACCTACGGCAACAATGCCAACAGCACTTACACGGCCGAAGATGCCCAAAGCCAATCAGATTACGGGCTATACAGCGAAGCTTTTCTATCGAGCATCAAAGACACGGCGGATGCAGAAGATTTTGCCGACCGCATCGTGGCCTTGCGCGCCGACCCATTTCCAAAATTTCAGAGTATTACTTTTGAGCTAAGCAACCCTGAAATCGATGACGCAGACCGAGATGCCTTAATTAACGTTTTTATGGGCTTGCCGGTTTGGATTCAAAACTTGCCGTCAAACATCGCAGGCGGGTCATTTGAAGGCTACGTTGAAGGCTGGACGTTTAGAACAAGTCTTAATAATTTGACCATTACGTTGAACGCGTCTCCGGTCAATTTCAGCCAAGTTGCCGTAAAATGGCAGGGAGTGAATCCAGCGGAAACGTGGGCAACCCTTAGCCCAACGATGACATGGTTACAAGCGATTGGAGTAATAGCATAATGGCAACAGTAACGCCGAATTTTAACTGGCCAGTGCCAACGTCGACAGACCTTGTTAAAGACGGGGCAACGGCTATCGAAGGACTTGGAGACGCCATTGATGCGTCATTGATTGATTTAAAAGGCGGTACAAGCGGTCAAGTGCTTGCAAAAAACAGCAATACAGATATGGATTTTGTTTGGGTTGCTCAAGATGACAGCAATGCTATTCAAAACGCCATCGTCGATGCCAAAGGAGATTTAATCACAGCAACCGCAGCCGATACGCCTGCACGTTTGCCAGTTGGTACAAATGGTCAAGTTTTAACAGCAGATTCAGCAGAAGCAACTGGCCTAAAGTGGGCTGCGGCTGCAAGTGGTTCAACATTTGCTGGCGTATCAGTAGGCAATACTTCAGGCAACCAAACAATTGCTAATACGACTTGGACAGCAATAAATTGGGCGACAGAAAGATACGATACAGACGCGTATCACTCAACATCAACAAACACTTCAAGAATTACCATCCCAAGTGGTAAAGCTGGAAAATATCTTGTCAATGCTTTCTTGGTTTGGGACCCAAATACAACTAATGCTAGATACATTGGCATATACAAAAATGGCACTCTTATTAACAATTTTTCTTGGCGAGCAAATGACGCATATTTTACAGCGCAAGCAAATGTTGTCTTAGATTTGGCGGTTGGTGATTATATTCAAGTTTATGTGTATCAGGATTCAGGTTCGAACCGAGATACATTCCCATACGGCGTAGATGCAGGATTTCAAGCATCATTCTTAGGAGCATAAAAAATGAACTTATACGAACAAATTGTGGCAGTTTACCCAGAACTTACAAATGAAGATTTTGGCACTCGTGGAACAATTACGCTTCAAGATGATAGCGATGGTCTTGGGGCTTATATTGCTAAATGGGAATACAGCGAGCCAATTCCTGATGGTCTAAAACTCGGCAAATGACGTATCCACAAGGCACGGCAGCCCTAGCAATTAGCATTGCAAATGCCGAGGTTGGTACAGTCGAGGAAGGCGACAACCTCACAAAGTACGGGAAGTTTATGAAAGCCGATGGTCTGCCTTGGTGCGGCTCATTTTGTAATTGGGTACTGGCACAAGCTGGGGTTAAGGTTCACAGCGTCGTAGGCACGGCTATAGGCGCGCATAAGTTCAAGGAAACGTCACGTTGGCACACATCACCCGTCGCCGGCGATTTGGCATTTATGGACTTTCCACACGATGGCATCGACAAAATAAGTCACGTAGGCATTGTGGTGGCCGTATCAGGCAACGTCGTTACATGCATCGAAGGCAATACATCGGGAACTGGCGACCAACGTAATGGTGGCATGGTGATGGTCAAACAACGCACAATCGGTAAAGAGGTTGTCGGATTTGGTCGGCCTAAATATGTGCCTTACAAGGGTGAAATGCCAGTCGTGGAAATACCACAATCTAAGCCAAAGAAGGTTAAAAAATGAATCAAGCAAAATTGATGGCTGCATCATGGGCGCGCTCATTTCTAGCAGCTGCGGTCGCGGTTTACATGGCCGGCGTAACCGACCCAAAGGCAATTGCTAGTGCTGGTCTTGCAGCTGTTTTGCCAGTGGTTTTGCGTGCGCTTAATCCAAACGACTCAAGTTTTGGTCTCAAGGGGAAGTGAGCCAAAGGTCACTCCGGTTAGCCCTATTTGGATTCCTGTTTCTAGGGCTAGCCGGTTGTGGCCGTTATGACGGCTGGACGCGTTATCCATGCCAAGAGTTTGAAAATTGGGAAAAGCCGGAGTGCAACCCGCCTCAATGCATTAGCAATGGCACTTGCACAAAAGACATATATGGAGACACTTTTGAGCCGCAAGGAAAGCCGTAGATATACCAACGAACAGCTTAAAGCTCGATTAATTGTGTTTATCGGCATCACACTATCTTTGGTCTTTATGATGAGCATTTTTGGGATGCTATACGCCTTGATTTTTGTCACGCAGCCTTTAGGCTCACAAGCTCCAAACGATAAAGCCTTTATTGATTTGCTTACCACGTTGACAGTTTTTCTTACAGGCGCGCTTGGCTCGGTCTTGGCATCGAACGGGTTGAAGGATAAGCCAACCGAAAGGCCAGCCGACACGCCGAAAAACACGCCTGATTCTTGACCTTGTCCTACTCATGCCCCACAGTTATGGCAGGGAGCGAAGCTAAGTAGCTGCCTGAAACGGGAGCAAAATGTACACACTTGCAGAAACGGCCATGTGGATGCTTTTAGGCGTCGGGATTGGCTTTACAACGGGCTACACAGTTGGGCTAAAAGAAGGTAAGCGCGAAGGATTTATCCGCGGCAAAATAGCGGCGCGTAAGAGCTTGGAGTCACGCTAATGGGATTCCTAGACAATTACGAGACAGTCAACCAAAAGGTCAAAAGGCTGCACGCTACATTTCCAACCAACCGCATCGAGACTTCAATCATTGACTGGAATCCGGAAAAGGGTTTTATCCTCATTGAGTGCCGCATCTATCGCCATTATGAGGACGAAAAGCCAGCGGCTATTGATTACGCTCATGGCATGGTTGGGGCTTACAACGTGCAAATGAAGCGTTGGTACGTCGAGGACACAGTGAGCAGCGCGATAGGCAGGTGCGCGAGCGTAGTCCTAGGCACGGACGAAAAGCCAAGCCGTGAGGACATGACTCAAGTTGAGACAATGCCAAAGGCCTTTATCGAGGACGACCCTTGGGCTAAGCCAATTTGGGAAGAAGGGTTTACAACGGCCAAGAGTGCCGTCACGCAAGTAGCCGAGCAGCTAGGCGGTGAGCTTGTTTCTGAATCACCTATTTGTAAGCACGGACACATGCTCCTAAAAGAGGGCGACAAAAACGGCAAGCCTTATCGTGGACATGTCTGCGCAGAAAAGGTCAAGGCCAACCAATGTCCGGCCGTTTGGTACGTGCTTACAAGCGACGGCAAATGGAAGGAGCGCATTTAATGGGTGAGCTATACATCCAAAAGCCAGATGGTGAAGCTATGACCATTGAGGTTGACGGAACAGTTATTAAAGAAATGCAACGCATTGAAATTGATTGGTGCGATAAATGCGAAAAGTGGCAGCGTTTGGCAGGCGGTCATTATTTGCAATCGCAAGGTTTGGCAATGATTTGGATTTGTGAGGCCTGCAAATGATACGCGTGGACTTAGATAATGATGCTCAAATTGCCATCACTGCAAAAGGTTTGGAAAGAGCTTTAGAGTATCGGGGACAATGGGAAGGCAAATGGGTCAAACGCAATTATCAGACAGACCGCGAAAATCTTAACTTTCCAGCATTTGTTGCACAACAAAGTGAAGCCATAGGCGCAGAAATGGCCGTTGCAAAATACTTTGGCAAGCCGGTCAATCTTGATGGCTACAAAGAAAAAGCCGACGTGGGCAGCAACATCGAAGTCAAATGGACAAAGTGGCAAGATGGTTGCCTAATCCTGCGTGACCATGACAGAGCCGAAGATATTGCAGTACTTGTGACCGGCTCAATGCCGCGTTACTACGTGTGCGGATGGATTCCTATCAATGTGGCGCGTAGGCCGTCCCATAAGCGCAGCGATGGGGCTTGGTGGATAGGTCAACAAGACTTACACCCAATGGCCAACCTACAAAGGAGCATTTATGCAAATCGAGTATAACTGCCGTGTGGAAAAGCGGGTCACGTTACAGACCATTTGCAGCGTTACCGACAAGCTGCCGGAATATGTCCACGTCATCCAGTGCAATAGTTGTGGGGTTATGGGCATTGCAATACTTGATAAGGAGACGGCTTACAGTGGCAATTTATGAATTTAGATGCGACATGTGTGGCCAAGTCAAAAACGTATCAGCTGGCATTAATGAGCTTTACGTCATCCCAAACTGCGATAACTGCACACTTATCATGTCAAGGGTTTGGCAATCCAACCCAGTCCATTTCAAGGGTGATGGATGGGGGCATCAATGAGGCCTGTGGATAACCTGTGGATAACACGCCGAGACAACGCTCGAAATTCTGTGGATAACGCTAATCGCTTGACAGGCACGCTACCATCCAGCTCTGCAAGCGAGCGCGTGTGCGCTGTTAGCTCGCTGCGGAGACTGGTGGTTGTGGGGGGTTTATGCCTTAGCATGGCCTTGCTTGCTTTACAGGCACAACCCGCACAAGCAATGACAAAGAGCATCGACCATTACAAGCTATATGCACACTCAAGGATTATTAACTACGAGCAATACAAGTGCCTAAGCAAAATCATTTACAAGGAATCAAGGTGGAATCCACAAGCTAAGAACGGGTCACACTTTGGCTTAGGTCAAATGCGTAGTGAGCATTACAGAACATTAGATGCCTATCGTCAAATTGACGCGACTATCAAGTATATAACTTTACGTTATGGTTCGATGTGTAATGCTTGGCGATTCCATGAAAGAGTAGGGCATTATTAATGAGTGCATTAAAAGAGACAGGCGTGTTTTTCGGCGTGTCGGCTGGCCTTTCGGTTGGCTTATCTTTCACCCCGTTCGATGCCAAGGCCGAGCCAAGCGCGCATGTAAGAAAAACTGTCAAAGTGGTAAGCAAA